GTTCGCAGTGCCCTCCGACGCTGGCACCGCTGTGATGCGTGCGACCACCGATCAAGGTGTGGAGCTGGTGATGCAGAAGTTCTATGACATCGACAGCATGACGATCAAGTATCGTCTGGACACCCTCTTCGGGGTTTGCTGCAAGCAGCCTGAGATGGCTGGTATCCTCCTCTTCGATCAGTAAGAGGACCGAGGGGGCGGTGGCTTCGGCTGCCGCTCCCTTTTCTAAGGAGGGGCTATGTCTCTGAAGAAGGGTAAGTCTAAGAAGACGATTAGCCAGAATATCAGGACGGAGATGGCCGCTGGCCGTCCCCAACGCCAGGCGGTAGCGATAGCGCTCCGTACGGCAGGCAAGAAAAAGAAGCGCAGAACCCGGAGAGCGTGATGGCTGAAAAGAAGAAGTCTGGAAAGAAGAAGCCTGGGCTATACGCGAACATCCAAGCCAAGCGTCGGCGCATCAAGGCAGGCTCTGGCGAGCGAATGCGGACGCCTGGAACGGCTGGCGCTCCCACTGCTGCTCAATTCGCTCAAGCGGCTAAGACCGCTAAGAAGCGCAAGAGCAGATCGAGTCGAACTGCATGATCTCCTTCCCCAATCAAGTATTCCGTGAGGGTGGACCTCACTGGCACCCTGTGGCGCGTACCCGGTACAGCATCAAGGGTGTGTATAACGAAGAGGAACTCCAGGCCGCACTTGCAGACGGCTGGCGCCTCTCCATGCTTGAAGCTGTGATCGATGAAGATCCGGTGGTAGAATCCGAAGAGCCCCTAGACGATTCTCCCCCCACGAAGGAGGAGATGCTCCAAAAGGCGGAGGAGCTAGGGCTAAAGATCGACAAGCGTTGGTCTGAGAAGACCCTGCTTGCCAAGATCGAGGAGGCTCTCTAGTGAGCTATACGAAGCGCCAGTTCATCACCGCAGCCTTTGAAGAGATTGGGCTGGCCTCGTATGTCTTCGATCTACAGCCAGAGGATCTCCAGACGGCCCTACGCCGCCTCGACGCCATGATGGCAGAGTGGAACGGCAAGGGTCTGCGCTTGGCATACCCAATCCCCTTGAGCCCGGAGGACGCCGATCTTGACACGGAGACGACGGTCCCTGACTGGGCGAATGAGGCGGTTATCACGAACCTTGCTGTGCGCCTTGCGTCGGGCTATGGAAAGACTGTTCCGCCCGATACTAAGATGATCGCACGCCAGGGCTACAATACGATCATGAGTCGTGCAGCGATGCCTCCCGAGATGCAGATGCCGCACTCCATGCCGCGTGGTGCAGGGCGCAAGCCTTGGCGCTACGACGACCCTTTCATGCCCATCCCGGATGCTCCTGTGGAGACTGGTGGAGAGGGCGAGCTGGATCTTTACTGAGGGCCTAACGATGCCGACTATCAATCAACTGCCGACGGTCACGTCCCTCTCAGGCGGTGACCTCTTTGCGGTCTACAATACTGGGAACGGTGACGCCCGGAAGGTGTCTGCGACGACCCTATCCAGTTTCATTTCCTCCCAGGGCGACTCGACGACCTACACGCAGTATGAGAGCCCATCTAGCGGCTTTGTGATGCAAATCCAGGGCACGGGCCTCCAAACGTGGCTCATCGTCACGCCCTCCTCCACGCTTGCAAGCGGCACCTTCGTCTTGCCTGCGGCAGGTGGGGTTAAGGACGGTATGGAGATCATCGTGAACACGACGCGGCAGATCAGCAGCGTGGCGTTTACCCTGAACGGGGCGACGGCTATCTACGGCAACCCGGCTGTGCTGGCTGCGGAAGACACTTTCACCCTCAAATACAGTGTAGGCCTGAACTCCTGGTTCCGGGTCGCGTAAGGAGCAGATGATGGAACTGACGACTTTTAAGCCTGCCTACGGCACCGGATCGACCAACGCGGTAACGGCCACCTCTTCAAGCATCTCAATCCCTGAGAATGCACGCTCTCTCTGCCTATCTAATTTGGGCGACGAGATCGTGTGGGTTCGGGTGACTGACGGCGCCTCTACGGCTACCACGGCGGACTACCCGGTCCTTTCTGGGCAGCAGGTCACGATTGCCAAGGGACGCCCCCAGGGGACGCTCTCGATGGTCTGTGACACCGGCCTGTCCTCAAGCCTCCATGTGATCGCAGGGGAAGGCTTCTAAGATGCTTGTCCGGGACCGACAGCGTATGAGGGCGCGTAGCTTCGGCGGGGGCGGCGGTCCTGCCGCGCTCTCTGTTGAGTACGTTGTTGTAGCAGGTGGTGCTGGTAGTATGTATACCGGAAGTTCTTTTTTTAATTTTGTTACTGGTGGTGGCGGTGCTGGAGGGTATCGCTCCTCTGTAACTGGAGAATCCTCTGGTGGTGGCGCCGCAGCCGAGACTCCTTTCGTCCCTCTCCTTGGATATGCTTACCCGCTTGCTGTAGGAGCAGGAGGCAGCACAAGTGCAAGCGATTCATCTTTAGGAATTATAATTTCAAAACGTGGTGGCGCCGGGGGCCAGGCTGGCGGTGGCCTTGGCGGTTCTGGTGGCGGAGGCTCAGCTCGTGTTAATCTTGGCGGAGATGCTGTTACTTTAGGGGGTTCTGGAACAGCAGAACAAGGCTTTGATGGAGGCGATGGTGGCGCTGCTAGCAACCTTCAAGTAAGTGGTGGTGGAGGCGGCGCATCAGAAGCAGGCGAAGATGGAGTAGCTGGAGTAAAAGGTGGTGACGGTGGTGACGGATTAACCACTAACATCACAGGCACTCCTATCGCTTTAGCTGGTGGTGGTGGTGGTTCAGACCTACGATACACTGGTGTAGGTGTCGCTGTTAAAGGGCTGGGTGGCCTTGGTGGCGGAGCAGACGGTTCTGAATTTACAGGGACTTCTGATCCTATTACAAGAACAGGCGCAAACGGAACAGCTAACACAGGTGGGGGAGGTGGCGGAAACCTTTCAAGAAACGCCCAATCTGGATCTAGTGTAGGTGGTTCTGGTCGTATTTTGTTTAAGGTAGAAAGCAAATACGATCCTGATATTACAATCACCCCTGGGGTTGTTTACACGACTACCACAGTTGGTGATTACACGGTTTATGACGTCACTGCCGGGGGAAGCACCGACAGAATTACCTTTGGCACCCAGACTGACTTTGCATGGTCATTAGCTAACCCGTCCTATAGCGGGGACCGTTTGGACCTTACTGGTCAAACAACTACTACGATAGGGTTAGTTTTTAACTCAGACGGAACTAAGCTGTGGGTCACGGGGTATGGTGACGAAACTATTTACGAATACACAATGTCTACTCCCTATGATGTAGCTAATGCTACTTATACAGGGACCAATAAGGTTTTAAGTGCAGGAAGTTTTTTGCGTAGTTTTCGTTGGAAAACCGACGGGACAAAGCTATACGCTGTTTATAACACCACCGCTGGAACAATATACGAATACACAGCAAGTGTCCCTTTTGACATTACGTCTTTAACGTCCTCAACATCCCATTCGTTTTTAAATCTTATTATATACGATTTTGATATTTCTTCAGACGGCACAAAGGTAATTACGATAGACAACGGGGATCGTTTTAGAGAGTTCACGCTGAGCACTCCGTGGCAGTTAAATACAGAAGGGCAAAACTTTAGCTATCTTGCTTCGTCAATAGATTCAAATATGGCCGGGGTCAAATGGAAGCCTGATGGGACTAGGTTATACTCTACAGGAACTTCTGGAGACAAAGTTTATGAGTTCCTTTGCCCTACGCCATACAGCGTTTCTGGAATGTTTTTAGCAAATGAATACTATGTAGGAACACAAGCAGGTCTTCCTTATGGTTTAGCGTTTAAACCAGACGGTACTGAAATGTTTGTGTCTAATTATAGTGGTTTTGTTTACAAATACGACCTTATCCCGTAGGTGGACTATGGCCCATTACGCACAACTTGATGCAGATAACGTAGTCATTGCTGTCTTTGTGGGACGCAATGAAGACGAAGTTGTTGGCGGTATCTCCGACTGGGAAGAGTACTATAAGGCAAAGCGTTGCTCCTATAACACGCACGCTGGAGAGCACGCTCTTGGCGGCATTCCGTTCCGTAAGAATTACCCTGAAATTGGTTTTACTTACGACCCTGACCGTGACGCATTCATTCCCCCCAAGCCGTTTCCCTCATGGGTTCTGAATGAGGATACCTGCCTCTGGGATGCGCCTGTGCCCTATCCCGATGACGGAAAGGTGTACGCCTGGAACGAAGAGGATGTGGCTTGGGAAGAGGTCATTGATGGCTAAAGACCCCCGCATGGCGAAGCTGGGCGTATCGGGCTATAACAAGCCCAAGAAGACGCCTAGCCATCCCTCAAAGAGTCATGTGGTTCTGGCGAAGGAAGGGGATAAGGTCAAGACCATCCGCTTCGGGCAGCAGGGCGTGAGTGGATCTCCCAAGAAAGAAGGTGAGTCCAAGGCTTCGGCAGCGCGGCGTAAATCGTTCAAGGCGCGCCATGCAAAGAACATCTCCAAGGGTAAAATGTCCGCAGCGTACTGGGCAGACAAGGTGAAATGGTGAGATGCAGATCCCAATCGTGCAGGGCGTGTTCTCAGACAATGGCCCGGACCTCCGCAGAGCCTATCCGGTAAACCTTGTCCCGACGATTCTCCCCAACGGGGTGAGCAACGGCTATCTGCGCCCGGCTGATGGGATTGTTAACTTCGTCACCACGTCGCTCTCTGGCTTTGACCGTGGCGGTATTAATTGGGACGGAACTCTCTACCGCGTTGTAGGCTCAAACCTCTACGAAATATCTGAAGACGGCATCGCCACGAACCGAGGAAGTGTCGGTAGCGGTGGGCAGGTTACCTTTGACTACAGCTTTGACCGCCTTGCGATTGCCTCTAATGGGAACCTCTTCTACTGGGATGGCTCTACTCTGACCCAGGTAATAGACCCCGACCTTGGGACCGTTGTCGATTTCTGTTGGGTTGATGGTTACTTCTTCACGACAGACGGCGAGTTTCTTGTGGTCACGGAGCTTTCCGACCCTACCCAAGTAAACCCTTTGAAGTACGCCTCGAGTGAGGCTGACCCTGACCCTGTTCTGGCTATCGTCAAACTTCGGAATGAGGTCCACGTCCTAAATCGGAACACTATTGAGGTCTTCGACAACATCGGGGGGGACTTCTTCCCGTTTCAACGTGTTGAAGGCGCTCAGGTTCAGAAGGGTTCGGTTGGGACGCATTCCTGCTGTGTATTCATGGACCGCATCGCCTTTTTAGGCGGTGGTCGCAATGAAGCTCCGGCGATCTACATGGCCGCGTCTGGGCAGACGCAGAAGCTGTCCTCTAATGAGGTAGACGAGCTGATCTCGCGCTACACGGAGGAGGAGCTAACCCTAGTCCTTATGGAGAGCCGCCGATATAAGGACCATGAGATTCTTTACGTTCACCTTCCTGATCGCACTTTAGTATTTGACGGCATCGCCTCTCAGCAGGCGGGACAGCCGGTCTGGTTCACGCTGACTAGCGCGAAGACGGGATTCAAGAAATACCGTGCTCGGAACTTTGTCTATGCCTACGACAAGTGGATTTGCGGCGACACTAATCCGAGCGGGGTTGGCTATTTAGACGAAGACACCGGCACCCATTGGGGCGAAACGGTTCGCTGGGAATGTTCAACGCCGATTGTCTACAACGAGTCGAATGGCGGCATTTTCCATGAGCTTGAGCTGGTCTCCCTAACGGGCAGGACGGTGTTCGGCCTGGACCCTCAGATTTGGACGGACTACAGCACGGACGGGCTCTCCTGGAGCCAGCCGCGTTACATCTCTGCCGGGAAGAGCGGTGAGAGCCG